TTTATATTAAATATGTTTTATACTATTGTTTAAAATTAACTAATTAAACTATGAATATTTTAAAAGAAGCAGATAAAATAATAAACGAAAGAGCAGAAGAAAAAGAAAGAGCTTATGGGCCATTTGAAGATTCAATGACAAAAGCCGCTTCTATTGCATCGGAATTATGTAATAAGCACATAACTACAGAGGACTTCTATAAGTGTATGATAGCTCTTAAGATGAGCCGTATGGCATATAATTTGAAAGAAGATACATTGCTAGATTGTGTAGCTTATGTTGGAGCGCTAAATAACTACAAAAATGATTAACAACAGATTTGAACGAGATTACAAGCACCTTTTAATGGAGTGCTTAATAAATGGAGAGCTAATAAATAATAGAACAGGCATAAAAACATACAAGCTTTTTAATAAGGCATTTAATATAGATTTACAGAAAGGTTTTCCAATTGTAACAGCAAAAAAAATAAACTTTAACTTTGGGTTACACGAGTTTTTATGGATATACAATGGCAGAACAGATTTAGCTTATTTAAACAAACATGGCATAAAATGGTGGAATGAATTTGCTAAAAATGGAAAATTAGGTAAAGTATACGGCTATCAGTTAAGAAAGTTTGGGGGCAGTTTTGACCAAGTAGAGTATGTTATTAATGAAATAAAAAACAACTCCAGGAGAGCTGTTATAAGTTTATGGAGCCCAAACGATTTAAAAGAGCAAGCATTGCCATGTTGTTATACTCATTTTAACTTTGTTAAAGCTGGAAATAACTTAAATATGTCAATGGACTTTAGAAGCTCAGATATGTTTTTAGGGCTGCCTTATGATATAATTGTAGGAGCTTTACTATTAACTACTATAGCAAAAGAGTGTGAACTTACACCGAGCAAGCTGGGTATAAATTTAAAAGATGCACATATTTATGAAAATCATAAAGAGCAAGTAATAGAATACAATAGAACAGAAACACATGTACTACCCACTTTAACAGGTACTATTGAAAAATACGAGTTAAATAATTATACTCACGGCAAATATATTAAAGCAAAACTAAATAAATAAACAAAAATTATGAAAAATCAATTTGAATTAATTAGAGAATGGGCAGAGTCAAAAGGGATTTACGAAAAAGGAGACGTAAAAACTCAATATGTAAAACTCCAAGAGGAAGCTGGCGAATTAGCTAAAGCTATAATGAAAGACGACTATGAAGAGTTTGTAGACGCTATAGGGGATTGTGTTGTTGTTTTAACAAGTATAGCCAAGTTAGGAAATAAGCATTTTAATATTCAGCCTTTCGACAAACAATTAACTATTGAAGAGTGTATTGATACAGCTTATAATGTTATTGCTAAAAGAACAGGTAAAATGATTAATGGAACTTTTGTAAAAGATAATTGATATGAGAAAATATATAGCAAAAATAAATATACCAGAGGAGTTGTTAAAAGAAAGTACTGGATATATAGGGGAAAAAGTTTTTGAGCAATGGTTTATTAATAACTTTCAAGGTGAGCAATTGTTTAAACAAAATAAAGACAGAGACTTTCAAGGCATAGACTTTGTAGATGATAAAGGCTATAAATACCAAGTAAAAGCTACAAGAGAAAAAACTTATACATTTAATTGTTATTTAGAAGACATTCAAGAGCATTTAAGTAGCGATGTATATGTATTTGTACAAATTAAAAATAAAGTTGCTTATATTGAAACTTTTCGTAATAAAAAGTATATAACAAACCAAATAAAAGCAAGTTTTAAATATAAGAATAGTTTTATTTGGGCTATTGATTTGCAACAAAATGTATTAGATATATGAAGCAATTAAATATGTTAGACTATATAGATAAAGTAAACCCACCAAAAAAACGAAAAGCAAGTAAATATATTCTTAAAAATATTGTGTTAAAAAAAATATTATATTTACAGACGTGAACGAAACATTCTTAAAAGAAAAAAGACAAGTTATTGAAACAGCTTGCAAGAATATTTGTAAGCATTCTGACATTTGGCAAGACTTAGCGCAGGAAGTAAACATATATTTTTTGACAAATGAGTTACCTAGCAACCTCAACAAAATAGATGGCTTTATTTTCGTGGTGGCTTATAAGATGTTTCACTTGTCAGGTAGCGAGTTTAACCGTTTGCACTTTGACAATGTTTTAAGAGAATCTACAGAGTTAGACTATTTAAAGTTAAAAGATATTCCGTATATTAGCAATAACGTGTATAAGGAGTATTTGGAGCAAGTTAAACAGTTAGACGAAATGGAGCGTATATGGGTAGAGGAGATAGTTAAAAGAAACTTATCTATAAAACTATTTAGCGACCACACAGGAATACACAGAGCAACAGCAAAGGAACGAATGGAAAGCATTTACAATAAATTAAGAAAACAAAACAAATGAGCATTATAATAATATCAATACTAGCGATACTAGGATGGACTAGCCTTTTTAAACAAACCTTTACAACTAAAGAGGGTTTTAGATATGTTTACCAACCGATAAGTAAGATACTTTACACTTTAGACTTTAAGCCTTTGAACTGCGCCTACTGCCTTTCTTTTTGGTTTGGCTTGGTTCTTACTATTGCTTTTATGGACATTACTTACATGGTTATATTTTTATACTTTGCAAAACAAGACTAATGGACTACAGAGAGTTAAAATGGGGAGCTTTAAAAAGCTATGCTACTAAGCTAGGAATAAACACTAAGGGAATGACTAAGGTAGCTTTATTAGATTGCCTAGCTGCTATGCCTGAGAAAGCTCACAAAGTAGAGGAGCTAAAGCCATTTAAAGGTATTAAACAAAAGCATCCATTATTTGAAGAGGTAAAAGACTATTTGCCATATTTGAAAGCCTATAAGAAACTGAATGCTATTAGTCGCGACCCTAAAGTGAACAAGGCAATAGCTACTTTATTCTTAAAGTACATAGAGGAGGATAAAAACATAAGATTGAATCTAGGCTGCGGAATATGTAAACAGAGATATTATCAAAGAATGATAGCAGGGTATAACAGGCTAGTGGAGGAGTATGGAGGAGAACGTATATAGCTATTGTTTAGAAGTGCATGAGGACGGACAGCTTTACATGGTTACTGAATACATGAATGGTTACATTACGATATGGCCTGCAAACGCTACTATAGAAACAGAGGGAGAAGTATATTTTATTAACTTATATGAAGATTAAACTAATATTATTTATTTTTATTTGTAGCTGTTCTACGACTAAAGACCTAGAAGATGGCATCTTTAAAAATGGCTACTCGTTAAACAAGTTCAATACAAGTTTATTCGATGTAACTTTAAACGACATAGTAATAGCTCATGTAACATCTATCGAATGGGAGTATTTTAAAGGGAAGTTAGTAAGAGAGGTATCGGTAACAACTAAAAGCCATATGAAGGACAAAGACATTATAGATATGATAAAGTTTTTACATTCTAAATACCCTGACTTTAAGATAGAAGTGAATAACGATAATACTGACAAATTTTATGAAGATTAAAAAGAAACACTATAAAGCTCTACAGTATGCCTCACTTATTCAACGGTGGAAATACTTACCCAGTAATTTCATTTTTGAAGTAGTGCAAAATAGCGAGGTAAACGAAACAATGTTAAACAGAATTAGAATAGAGCAGAATGGTAAAAGATTATAAAGAAATGGACTGGAGTAAAGAATACACATACAAAGATAAAAAGATATACATAAGTCACGAGACTAAGAAGTATATTATCTGTTCTTTTAATGAGAACGGAGTAGGAAAGTTTAAACTAGAAAAGACTGCTTTCTATGGGTAGACATATTATAATATTCTTTTCTGCTTTGTTCTTAGAGATAGGAAGCACAATGTATATAAATAGCGTAGCAGATAAAGCAATGATTAGTACAATGTTTTGGGCATTCTTAGGTCCTTTCATAGCTTTGCCTTTTGCAGGCTTTGTGGCAGATGCTAAAACATGGCTAGAGAGATTCTACTTAGCTTTATCTTCTTCTATAGGTTATACAGTAGGAGCATTGATAAGTATGTATTTTATATTAAAATAATGGAGAAAGAACTAACCCCAAAGGAACAGAAATTTGCAGAGCTATGCGTTACACTAGGGAATCAAACGGAGGCTTATAGACAGGCTTATAATGTCACTAATAAAGATGCTGAGTGGATAAAAGTTAGAGCGTCTGAATTAGCAAACAAAAGTAACATAACGGTAACTATCAACAAACTAAAGGGAGAGCTATCAGAAACGCATGGAATAGACAGAGCTTTTATACTACAAGGTTACTTGCAAATCATTTCAGATGCAGACTATACATTCCAATTAGGAGCAGACAATACGCTAACCAAAGAAGATAAGCAAGCGTTCTATAGAATCATGAACCAAACTAAGAACACAGACAAAATAAGAGCCTTAGAAGCAATATCTAAAATGATGGGATTGAATGAACCCGAAGTTATTGAGCATAAGCATACAGTAAAAACTTATAAGACAAATTGGGGATAATTGGAGGAGGTAGACTTATATAGACCACACCCAAAACAAAGGGAAATACACAAAGCCTTAGACACAGATATTAAGTATTGTATAGTTTCTATTGGTCGGCAGTTTGGGAAGTCTACACTAGGCGAGAATCAATCTATTAAATGGGCGCTAGAAAATAGCCACTGGAAGATAGGGTGGGTTAGTCCAATATACAAGCAAGCAAAGAAAGTATTTAAGGACATAGAGAAAGCTGTAGCAGGCTGCCCATTTATTACGAATGTAAACAAAGGAGACTTAATACTAGAATTCGACACAGGTAGCACAGTACAATTTTATAGTGCAGATGCATACGATAGTATAAGAGGAGAAACCTTTGACGCTTTAATATGTGACGAGTTCGCTTTCTTTAAGCCAGAGGCATGGAACGAAGTCTTAAAAGCAACTGTATTAGTCAGAGGTAAAAAGGTTTTAATCTTATCAACTCCAAAGGGCAAAAACCAATTTTATAACCTATTTAATTTAGCCGAACACAATAGCAACTATATTTCTTTTAGAGGCAGCAGCTACGACAACCCATTTATAGACCCCGAAGAAATAAGAGAAGCAGAAAGGAACTTACCCGACCATGTATTTAAACAAGAGTATTTAGCAGAGTTCTTAGATAATGGTAGTTCAGTATTCAGAAATATACAAGAGTGCATTAAAAGCTCTAATAACACCTCTAGCCTTTACGCAGGGATTGACTTAGGGCGCTCAGACGATTATACAGTTTTAACTATTGTAGACAGCAACAATATAGAGGTATATTCTGAAAGGTGGAGACACATGGAATGGAGTACAATAATAAATAACATAGTAACCCAGTTAAACCACTACAGACCTAATACATTAATAGAAAGCAACGGAGCGCAGGATGCTATCTTTGAGCAGATACGCAATAAGGTAGCTTACAATAAAAATAGTATTCAACCTTTCGTTACTACATCCAAAAGCAAGCAAAATATAGTAGAGGACTTAATCGTTAAATTTGAGAATAAGGACATAGGTATAATTGGCTACGACTGGCAAGTAAACGAGCTAGAAGTATTTACATACGAATATAACCTAAAGACTAGAGCAATTAAGTACAGCGCTCCTGTAGGCTTGCATGACGATTATGTAATGTCAAGAGCAATAACTAACCACGCTTTAAAAACTATGAAAGCAACAGGGAAGTATTTTGTATATTAATTATACAACTATTAAATAATTTTACAATAGACTATTATGAGAATACCTAAAAGCCTTAAAGAAGTTTTAGTTAAGGACTACATACAGATAAACAAAATAAGGAGCGCAGAATACGATAACCCTTTTACTAGGACAATCGACCTATTGTGTATTTTCAATAAGAGAGAGGATGTTTTAAAGTGTAAACCATCAGAGTTAGCTATTGACTTGAGCCATTTATTAGTAGAGCCTAGCAGAGTGCTTAAACAATATTTTACTATTAACGGTAAACGGTACGGAATAGTAAATCATATAAACGATTTAGAAGCAGGGCAGTATATGAGTTTCACAACTTACTTAAAAGGCTTTGCAGATAACCCTAACGTACATATAGAGCAGATGCCCGACATTCTAGCTAGTGTTATCTTTCCAGTTGACAAAAACAATAAAGTAATGGCAATAGAGCCTAGCTACTTTAGAAACCTAGCAGATGACATACGTAATACAATGTCGATAGAGGACGCGTACCCTATTGCTGTTTTTTTTTGCAATCTATCTCGGAACTTAATGAACTTTACGCAGGACTATTTGAGTCAGAAACTGGAGAGCATGACGGAGCAGAGCAAGAGCGCGATTTTGGAGGTAGCGAAGGATTTGGAGAGCGATGGGGTTGGATTGCCACCCTCGATTCGCTCTGCAATGGAGACTTTACAAAAAGACCCTACTACGAAAGAATGAACGTAATAGAGTTTTTAAACATTTGCTCTTATGTAAAAGAGAAGCAGAAAGCAGAAGCAGCACAAAGAAGGATTGAAGAACTAAAAAGAAGATGAACGAAGGAATAGTAACAAAGCATAGTTCAATATCTCAGATCCTAGAGGACTTTGGGAATGAGGTGCTAGGCAAGTTTAAAAGCAACCTAGAAAGGGATCGTGCTATTGCTTCTGGAGCTTTATATCAAAAAATGACATTTAGGTCTACTATAATGGGTACGGAGTTTCACTTTGTTCTAGACATGGGGGTTGACTATTGGAAAGCTGTAGATGAGGGCAGAGGGCCTACAAAGAAAGCAGGAGGTAATTTGTTCAACTCAATATTGACATGGGTAAACACAAAAGCTACATTTGGAGGTTTCCAGAATGTACAGAATATCTCAGATAAAGCAGTACAGAGAGGTTTGGCTTATGTAATAGCAAGGAAGATCCACAAGAAAGGAACTAAAGGTAACAATTTTTATTCTAGCGTAATAACAGAACAAAGATTAGACAAATTAAAAAAAGACTTATCTAGTGCTGCTAGTGGAGACTTGAAAACAGTAATAACAGAGAGTTTCAAAAAACTAAAATAAATGGCAATAACTATAAATGCAACTCCTAAGGACTTTGCGCCAGTTTACAATAAAATGGAGTACCTTATTGAGTCCACTAATGTAGCAGAGCCTAACTTTGCTTATTTGGTAGATGTTTATATAAATGGCTCAGGAACTAAAACAGTAAGGCTAAGAATACCTGCAAGACCATCGGACAATAAAGGAAAGGTAGACATTCATAGAGTATTAGAATCTGCTCTTACAAGTAATGTAGGAAACCCTACAGGAACGGATGGAACTTATGACGCTAGTAATAGCTCACTATCTTATATTGTTAAATTTGGGGAGGAATACGGAACTACAGTAGTACAATATCCAGACGAAGAAATAGACTCAAGTAGAAAGGCTTTTAATGCTTCTTTAGAGAAAAGACCTTTTATAAATTGGGATGTTACCGAATACGAATTGGATGGTATTACTAAGAAATTTCTTACCAATATGCCAGACAATAATAAAGTATCTATTAACTCGCATGGATGGCTTTATTATTTGGATGACCCTGCTATAACTTACTTTAATGTAAACGGTTATGATGCAAGCGGTAACTTTCTTTATGCTACTCAAATAGATGCTACAGCAGCAACTAGCGACATTCAGTTTGTGCCTAGCTCTCCTGCTTCATTAAACAACATAGACAACGCTAACATAACAGTAGGCTCTCAACCTATCATTAACAGCAATATAGCTTCTTACAACATACAAGCAAGGGGAGTAGGTTTATATTCAGAAACTAGAACCTTTG